TAAACCTCCACTACGTTTTTGTTTAACTATTTCTAATTGAACAGCAGTTGCAAGAGCTTGCCCAAATTGTTGCCCGTCACCATCGCTTTGCACATTTGAATTTGTAGCATCAACACTGATGCTAATATTATTCGTAATATTTGACCCACCGATATCACTATTAGGAATAACAGTACCGGCAGAACGAGGCACAAATAATTCGGGGCCTCGCTCACCTACGACTGAAATTTTATTTACAGGGGGTTGTCCACCATTTGCAAACAAGCCACCAATAATGCTACCAACAAATCCTCCAAAACCTTTACCCTTTTTACCTTTGGCAAAGTTTTCAGCAAAGCCACCTAATAACTTATCTAGTTGAGCATCTATAATTTTGTCTCTTATCTTATTAAGAACCCCTGCCATTGCTTCACCAAATGATTTTGCTCCAGTTATAGCATCTCTTAAATTATTTTTAATACTGCTTTCGATCTCTTCACCTACAGCAGTCATTTTTTCTTTTAGTTTTTCTGTTTCTGTTTGTTGATTTTTTAAGGATACTTCTGCATTTTTATTTTCTACATTTTGTTTTTTCTTTTCTCCAGTTATTTCTGTTTCTTTTTCAAGAACTTGATTTCTATTTTCTAGCTCTACAATATTTTTTTCTATTAACTGCTTTTTAAATTCTAGTTCTTTTCTGTTTATTACTCTACCTCTTTCAAGTTGTTTATTTATTTTATCTAATATTTCTTGTTGTTTTTCAATTTGGTTATTTACCTCTTCACTAGATCCTTCTTTTATTGCATTATTCAATTCTTTTTGTTCTCTTCTAGCCTGTATTATTTTTGTTGTAACAAACCCAAGAGCTAAAGCAAAAGCTCCTATACCACTAGCGGCTAACGCACCAGATAGTCCAAGAACTGCAATTTTTAAAGCACCTACTTTTACAGTAAATGCCGCTACAGCAGCTTGAGCTAAAGGGGCAACAACAGTAATAGTCTTTAAAGCCGCAGCAATACCTAGCAGTATCATTGAGGCTTTGCCCGCATCTGTATTTACAAATTCTGTAATTTTTATAATAAATTCTGTTAAAGCTTTTGTAACAGCAACAACTACAGGTTTTAACTGATCTCCAAATGCTCTTGATAAATCTTCCGTTGCATTATTAAAATCTTTAAAAACTTGTGTGGGGTCATTTTCAATTAAAGCCTTTAAAGAAGCACCGCCATCTGTCTCAATCTTCCTCAATGCCCTTAAAACAACATCACTTGTTAATTTACCTTCTGCTGCTAGTTCTTTTAATTTACCTATTGGCACATTTAATTCATCAGCTATAGGCGCAAGCAAGGTTGGAATTTGTTCAGATATACTTCTAAATTCATCACCAGCAAGTCTTCCAGAACCTAAAGCCTGTGCTAACTGTCTAAATGCGTTTGAAGACTCTATAGCTGATGCGCCAGCTAATTTAGCTGCTGTATTAAATCCAAAAAAT